GATTACAAATATGATGGTAATAGGTATCAAATACATATTCAAGATAGTAATGTTATGATTTTTAATCGTAAAGGTAAATTAGTCACAACTCAATTCCCTGATATTGTTTTATTATGTTCAAAGTATAATGTTAAGAATGCAATACTTGATGGTGAAATATATCCAATAAGAGAAGATGGAACACCTGCACCACATAAACTAATGGCCACAAGAGTTCATTCTAAGAATCATTTAGAGGCGGCTGAAAAGGTAAAAGTTGAATGGGTTATCTTTGATTGTCTTATGCTAAATAATGAGACTATTATGGATTTACCATATAATGAAAGACTTGAGAAGATGAAAGATTTGCCGAATCAAGCACACCGAATAACAGAAGGTGATATTATGGCTTTTTATCATCAAGCAATTAATGATGGTTTTGAGGGTATTATCGTCAAAGATTCTTCAATGGCTTATGAAGCAGGGAAAAGAAGTGTTGGTTGGGCTAAATATAAGCCACCACAAATTAATCTTGATGTTGTTATTATGTCCACTAAATACGGTGAAGGTAAAAGAGCCAATGTATTTGGAACATTTGAATTAGGAGTAAAGTCCGATAATGGCTATCAAAGCGTCGGTTGGTGTGGTAGTGGATTTTCCGATGAGGATTTAATTACACTAACAAATACTCTAAGAAGAAATGTTGAGAAATTTGAGAATGGACAGTTCTTTGTTTCACCTGTTGTAATTTTAGAAGTTAAGGCTGATTTAGTTTCAAGAGATGAAAAGGGTAACTTAGGATTAAGATTCCCAAGATGCGTTAGAATTAGAGATGATAAGTTTGTTGCTGATATTAATACACTAAAAGATGTGGAGGCATTAGAATGACAGAAGGAGCATCTTGGAATACTAAATACTTAACAGATACTTTTGGTAGAAGTTTAAAGATAAGTTCTTTGTCATTAAATCAAACTAATCGTGAAATTAGAAATATCATGAGAAGAATAAAAACACAATATGTTCACCTTCTTGGTTTATACCAAAGAAGGTTTGTTCTTTTACACCAACAAGGCGAAATAAATTATCAAAGAAAAAATGCCAAAGAAAAGATTGCTAAAACTTTAGGCATGTTTAATCATGAAAAACTTGCCCTTGACGACCAACGACATAAGCATATTATACTAACTGCTCTTAGTTTCATAGAGAATGGAAACGATGATATTGACCTAATCAAAGCAGTATTACAACAAGCATTAGAACCATTGGAAGAGGAATGATTATGATTCAAGCAGGAGAAATGACAATTATAGACACTACAACTTACAGATGTATTAAAATTGATGAGCAGGGTTATGCTCATCTTAAAAATATATTACATGAACAAGGCAGACCTAAATTAGTATTGCAGAAGTATTGTCCTTATCTTAAGGATAATGCAATTGTTATTCCGGAGAAACCACAAATACCAAAACATAAACCAAAAACAAAGGTGAACATAACAAAACTGTTTAAGGAAAATACAGATTTACAAGTTTCTAATCAAGCAAGATATTTTGTGGGTGAATGGGTTGAAACGGCTTTATGCAACTTAATAGCAAACGCAGAAGAAAACGCTATAAGCAGGGGCGATAGTCGGATAACTGCCGCACATTTCTTTTGGTTAGAAACAAATACTGCACCTAATGGATATTGGCCATCAAACATGGAATACATGAAGGACTGATTAATTATGTTCAATGACCTTCATATTCAAGAATGGATAGAAAGTCATGGAACGGCTACAAGTTTTACATTCATGGTCTTTGGAGATTTAAAAGAGGAAGAAGTGGAACTTTTGATTAAAGGCGTAGTAATTCATCTTCAGCAGATTAAGAAATACTCGGAAATGGCAGTATTTTTTGACCCAGTAGATGAGAATCAAGCAGTTGCTTGGAATACCTATCAAGGAACAAGTTTAGCGTTTATCTTCGCAGGAGACGCTTCAGAAACAGAAAATACCATCAAAGGAATAATCTTAGATGGGCTAAGTTTTCTTAGATATAAATGCGAATACTTAGGAATAAAAGTAAGTGAGAATTATGTATAGTAAAGATATGTTAGTAGGAATTTTATTATCATGTGCAAAAGTTCAGTTCAAGATTATTAGAACAGATGAATTAAAGATTGGCTACAAACCAATAGTGGGTTTGAGCATAAGAGGAACGGCTAAGTTTCTAAATGGTGTGCAACGGTCTTTATTGCATTGGGGAGTATATTCTTCTTATCATAACGAAGAATCCTCATCAAGACCAAAACCAATACTCTATATTAGCGGAGCGATGAACCTTAAAAGAGTAATACAAAATATACCCGAAGGGTTAGAAAGTCGTCAAGGGGGCTGGACAAAGTTTAACACCGTAGTTGAAATGTTAATGAATAAAGAACATTTGACACAAAAAGGATTAGATAAATTATTAGAATTAAAAGGGGTTATTTAATGGGATTAACAACAATGAATCAAAATAGAGCAATTTTAATAACAGGCAAAATAGGAACAGGAAAATCAACTAAGGCATTAACATTAGTAAAAGAACCAATGATTGTGTTTGCTAATGATATTGATATTGATGTAGGTTCTTTTCCTGTGGAAAATGGTATTATCATAGAAGATGTTCATTACAAACCGGATAAACAAGCAATTCTATTTATCTTAAGGAATTATAGAGGACAAGTTGTATTAACCTCTATTAATGAAAAATCAGTTCCTAAAGAAATAAAAGATATGTGCAAGATTAAAAGAGCAGGTTCTCGTAATTTTCTTGAGGAATCAATAAAGTCAATTGCTCCTAATTCAGAAAGACCATTCTCCTTTGAAAGAGACACTTATTCCCTCGTAAGAGGCTACTTGAAAGAGAGAGATAGAGATTTAGTTGCTAAGTTATTAGTTTATAATAAGCCTCCGGACACTCAAATAGTATCTTGGTTAAGCGAAAATATGCACCCACATAGATTAATTTTTGTTGATGGTGTAGTAAAGAGAAGATGGAGTCAAAAATACTTCTATGAAATGTTAGCCTATGCACATGAAGGCGGCTCTTTTGATAGATTAAATATGCCTAAAAGAAAGAAGTATTCAGTATTACCTAAGTTAGCAAGAAGGCTCGGAGTCAAGAATCCAAGAGTCTTACAGCAACTTTGTATGGATGAAGTCGTTGCTTCACAATTTAAAAAGAAATTGAATAATGGGGAATGTCGTCTTTTAGGTTTAGGTGAAAAAAGAAAAAGAAAAAAGACAGACCCCATTAAAGCAAAACAGACTTCTTTGGAGGATTATTTATGACTAAAAATAAATTAGTAAGAAACAGAATAACAAAGATGTTAAATGAAAAACAAATGACAACAGGACAAATAAAAGATAGGTTGTATAATGCAAAAACAAGCAAGGGTTTGCCATCTAAGAGAGGTATGCCTACAACAAATCAACTACAAATGATACTTAGAATACACTATGCTAAGGTTGGCTTTTGTGATAAAACAAAACAAACAATATGGAGGAATAGATAATGAAACCGTTAGATAAAATAAGAAGAATAACACAAAAATTAACAGACTATAGAGAACTATTAGAGTCACTAGAAGAAATAGACACTATTTATGAAACCTTAGATTGGGTTGATATTTACAAACCCCATCACATAGGTATGGAATTATCTCAAGCAATATATGATGTTATGAATAAGATAGAGGAAATAGAATCTAAATTGGAGAGGATATAATGTTATGGACAGAAAAATACAGACCAAATAAGATTAATGATTTAATAGGACAACAACACTTTACTTTAGACGCTAAAACATGGATAGAAGAAAGAAATATGCCTAATGTTTTAATTCACGGAAATCCCGGAAATGGGAAAACAAGTGCTTCTTTAGTATTAGCAAAAGAAATACTTGGTGATTCTTTTATTGATAATTATATAGAAGTAAATGCTTCTGATGATAGAAGATTAGAAACAGTAAGAACAACAATAAAGAATATTGCTCAAAGCGCAACAATAGGCGATGCACCATTTAGAATCGTATTATTAGATGAAATGGATGGAATGACTAACGATGCTCAAAACGCATTAAAAAGAATCATGGAAAGATATTCGAGTAATATAAGGTTTATTATAACTTGTAATGATAGAAATAAAATTATTTTTGCATTACAAAGTAGATGTGCTAACTATCATTTTAAGCCATTGAGTAATGAATCAGTATTGGAAGTAATACAATCAATCCTTCAAAAAGAAGGTATAAATCGTTTTGAAACCAATGATTTGAACTCCTTTATATATGCTATGAACGGTGATATGCGGAGGGCGATTACCGAATTACAGGCGGCTAAAGCAAGTGATTCCTCTCTCAAGGCACAGGTGGATAACAGTTTAGATGAATATAGCAAAATACTAATGAAAATAATTGATAAACAGGCAGATTCTTTACAGGCAATACATAATTTACTTTACGATGGATATACTATTCGTGAAATTTGTATTGGCTTGCATGACGCAGTATTAATTGCTGATTTAGATAGCAATTTGAAATTTAAAGTCCTTAGAACGATAGGAGAAAGCGAATGGCGTTCAACCACTATGACTCCTAAAGTATTAGCCTCTTGGTTAATAGGCCAACTATTATAGAATTGAACAAAACAGAAAAAACAGGAAAGTGAAAAATATGAATGAAGATATGAAAGCAGAAGTGATTAAAAGCGCACAATACATTGGTTTGAGCGAAGAAGAAGCGTTAGCAAAGTTCGTTGAAGTTTGCGAAGAAAACGGTATTGAAACAACAAACCCAATTGCTAAAGGTGTATGGAGAAACTATGTTGCGAATGTTAGAAGAACCCAAGAAGGAGATTCAAAAAATAACAATAACAACAGTAATGATTCTTTTTACAAAGCGGCATTTGGATTCTTTGTTTCTTTAGAAGAACCAAGAGATATGATGGCTTGGAACAGAATGAAAGCAAAAGAAGAATTTATGCGTGATGCTGATAATGCTCTTGAAAAGGGTATTGTTGCAGTAGCAAACCAAAACGCATTAGGTAAGTGGGTTATTTCCCGTTATCAACATGGAGAATATGAAGAGAAAACCATTTCATCTCTACCTGCGGGAGCAGAAGAAACAGAAGATGGCCGATATTATATTCCTTTAGATAACACACCCGTTTATATGAATGGCGGAAAGAATGCACAATACGGAAAACCACTACCCCCACAACAAATGAGAAGAAGCGGTGTATTTTACGGTTCTATTGGAACAGGTGAAATGAAGCCTTATTTCTTCTCTTATAAGAATCAAGGCGGAGTAGATTTTGCACCTAATACATTTGAATGGGTGCATTTCCTTTGTGTTGCTAATGATGCTGGAACAGATATTTATGGGGCTAAAGATTTAACAGTCAATAGTCTTTCATTGAATAGTGAAATGAGTCCGGATAATGAATTATTTAGAGATATGTCTAACTTCAACTTTGAGGATTGTCTAAGGAATAACTTTGGTTCTCATCTAACTCCGCTTATGGAATTAGATAGAGCGCATATTCAAAGACAGGAATTACCTTCTAAGGAAAGATATGTAATTACTGATGGAACAGTCACTAATATGAATATGACTCCAACAAAGAACGGTAATAGAATTATCAATATAACAGATATTGATTATGAATTGGATTATTCCGATGGTTCAGGAATTGTCACTTGTTGGATTCCTCCACATTTGAATATTGATTTCGGTATTCAATCATCAGTTATTATTGTTGGCCGAACAAGCCAAAGAACAACCGATGAAGGAGTTGAACCAACGACAATTAATGCTTCGGGTATTTATTGTACCCTAAAGCATGGTTCAGCCGTTGAAGTTTCCCAACCCGTTGAGGATAACTTTGATTGGTTTTGATTGATTATTCAATCATTGTGTAGTCGTTGGCGTTAATGACGGCCATATAGGTGCGAAGCCTATACTTAAAGAGGAATTAATATGATAAAGATATATAAAAATGCATTAAAAACAGATAGAGCGTTTATTCACTACGATAAAATCCAACACATTTCTTGGAGTCGCACATTGAACCGAATGGAATTAAAAGTTCATTCGGGTGCAGGTGTGATTATTCAAAGCATGGAAATTGAAGAACTTCAAGAGTTCTTAAATTCTTATGTTTGTGATTGGTTAGGAATAGGAGGATTTACTTATGAATGAACTAAAAGAAGATAAATATTTGATAAAGACCAATAGTTATATGATTGACTTGTCTAAAGTAGATTTTATTACTTGGAAGGAAAATGACAAGAAAGAAAATACATATTGGGCTAAGTTCCATATTGGAACTAAAGAAGCAAGATATGTTTGTAATGGTATTGAAGAATTAAGAACAGTATTACAAACATGGGCTAAACTTAATGGAAAGAAAGTAGAAATAGAAGATGAAGATATAATAGAGGAATGGTGATATAATGAGTTTAACAAGTAAGAATAAACAACCAGCAGTAGCGAATGAAATGATAGAAAACCAAAGAGTTGTCGCATTTCAGGATAAATTGAAAAAACAAACAGAAGGTAGATTAGCAAGAAGTAGTCGTTTGGTCTGTGGTATTTGGGGAGAACCTAAAACAGTCAAAAGCGGATTAGCACTTGATTTTCCTAATAAACAAATTTATGTTTTAGATTGGGATAATGGTTGCGAACCAACATGGAGACAAAACCATCAAATGACTGATAGGATTACTTTGTGGAATCCCGAAGTAAGAAACCAAAATGGCGAATTAGATATTCAAAAGTCGGAAGCAAATTCCGAAGATTTTGTTTTATTCGTTAAGTCTAAAATAGCAGAAGGAGAAGATGTTTTGTTTGTATTTGACGGAGTAGATAAGTGGCTTGATTGTTGCACATTAAATGTAACCGGAAGTTCTAAAATCGGCAAACCACAAAAGATGAAATTTGAATGGGGCAAAAGAAATGCACCATTTTATTCTCTATTGATGATGTGTAAGAATTTAGATTGCGACCAAATTTACATTACTCATGCTAAAGCAGATTATGGAGCAACAGGAGAAGTAATTGGTTCTAAACCTAATTGGCATAATTGGGGAGATTATATGTTCCAAATTATTTCAACAAGAAGAACTCGCAAGAAAAACGATGTAGTGTATAAGGCTGAATTACTAAGTAGTAAAACCAATACTGCACTTGTCGGTAAAACTTGGGAATCATTAACTGTCGGAACAGGTAAAGTTTCATGGACAGGTATTCCCGAATTGCGAGAGGGATTGATTTGAGCCGTTATCCAACAGAACATTTATGCGACTGTTCTCCTGATGAAAATTGGGTTCGTGAGATTAAATATGAACCTATCACAAAAACTCAAACCTCACCTAATTATTTCTTTGAAGATATAAAAGAGGCTAAGAAGTTTGTAAAAGATGCAAACGATGGTAAAATCTCTATAAAAGAAGAACCGTATGTTCATGTTGATTATTTACCCGTCTTAATTTGTGATGGTTGCGGTAAAGAAGTTTTAGAAAACAAAGAAAATTGGTATGATAATTGGGTAAGACAAGGGGAGCATTTTTATAATGATTTAGATATTCTTTTGGCTAATTTAGCATTCTTTATGAAGTTAGCAGATACAGATGGCTCTTTAGAATTTAGAGGAATATCAATAGCAAATACAAATAAGGAGAAAGAGATATGAAATTTACAATTGAAACAGATAAACTAAAGAACGGATTAGAGAGTGTTCAAGTTAAAGGAAAGGGAACAACCAATAATGGATTTGGTAATACTAATCTTGGAACATATGCTCTCTTGGAAGTTAAAGATAACAATTTGAGTATTTGGAATGGGAATCAATCTTTCTTTGTATCACTAACTATTCCGTTAGAAGGTGAAACCGAAGCAGGTATTTGCTGTCTTGATAGTGCGAATGTCCTTCCTTATTTGAAATCATTTTCTAATGAGATAACATTTGCAGTTGGCGATTTTATTACTATTACAAGTGGTGATTCAAAGAAGGCTTCAATACCTTTAGTTGTCAATCACCCTCAAATTGAACCATTGACAAGAATTAAGGGAATGCTAAGTCATGTTAGATATGAAGTAAATCCTAACAGATTATGGACTTTCGGCAAAGGAAAGTTTGAAACCGCATTTACTATTACACAAGCACAATTCAAAAGTGCGATTAAAACTTGTGAATTGGTTAAGAGTGGAATATACAAATTAGACAAGAATGAAACAATAACACTTTCAACAAGACAAAGCATTACTAACAAGTATGAAGAAACGCTAACTCCGTTGTTCATTACTAATCCAAATGAAGGAGCAACGGTAGAATTTAGTAGTCCTCTTTATGCTTTCTTTGAGAAAGACCAAATGCTAAACATATACATGAAAGATGAATTTCCGCTTTTGATAGTGGCTAATGATAGAATACTATTGAAAGCACCACATATAGGTGCGTGAATAATAATGATAATAAGTAAGATGAATGATGGTAAAAGAATCTATAAATCTTGGAGAGAGAACGGTGAAAAGAAGTTTGAAATGGTGGAAGTTAAACCTTATTTTTATGTTAAAGAAGATGAGAAAGAACCTTCCAAGTATAAGGCATCAAAGTATATTGATAGAGACTTTGAGTATATTCGTGGTGATTGGGTTAATATTGATAATGAGCCGTTAAAGAAAGTTGTAGTTGATACTTCTTTTGATATTAAAAAGGCTAAAGATATGTTCAAGAAAACCTATGAGGCTGATGTGCCTTTTCACTTTAGATATGCAGTTGATGAAATAAAAGAAATGCCGGAGTATAAAATGCGTAAATGGTATTGGGATATGGAATGGCAACAAGGCGGAGAACATCATGATGAGATTACTACAATTGTAGTGTATGATAATTATGATGAAGAATATTACCAATGGGTATGGTTTCCTAATTGGCCTTCGGATTTTTCTGCAAGACAACCAAACCATAGATTCTTTTTTGATAATGAAAAAGATATGCTGGAAAACTTTATGACAACTATGGTTGTAAAAGACCCCGATATGTTAATTGCATGGTTCGGGCATTTTGCAGATATTCCTAAGTTATTAGAAAGAACCTGCGCTCTTGGTCTTAATCCACAAATAATGTCGCCAACCGGACACATTAAAGGTATCAAGAAAAAGAAAGATAGTTTTTCTTTTGCTTATGGTGAAAAGGGCTTTAGTCCGATTGAACAACCTATTAATGGAAGAATTACTTTATCTTTAGACTTAGCATTTGAAAGACAATGGAATGATTCTCAAAGAGGAACATTACCTTCTTTGTCTCTTGATTATATTGGTGAAACAGTTTTGAACAAGAAGAAACTTGTCTCGGAGAAGTTTCCCGACACAAATGAATTTTATCGTAGGGCTTGGTTGGAAGATACAGAAACTTATCTTGATTATGCTTTACAAGATGTAAAGTTGATAGTTGAGATAGATGAATCAAATTATTGTAGCGAAGCAATACTATCACTACAAAGATTACTAAAAGCACCATTTGATGCTTGTTTCTATGCTTCTCACATGGGTTCTATTTACTTTATGAGAAATGCTTGGTGGAAATGCAAGACAGGAAGTAAAGTAGAGAAAAGAGAAACTTATGAAGGGGCTATGATTTATGACCCTTTAAGTGAACAAACTCAAGGATTACATCTTAATGTTGCCGCTTTTGATTTTGCAGGTCTATATCCTTCAATGATGATAGCAAGAAATATATCTTGGGAAACTATTAGTGAAGAACCAACAGTATTTGCAGTTAATATTCTAACACCAAGAGATTTTAGTCCGGTTGAAAAGAAACATATGTTGTATTTTAAAACAGATAAATTAGGTCTATTACCAAGAGCAGTATTAGAATTAAAAGAATTAAGAAATGACTACAAGAAAAGAATGAAAAACGCTAATGATAGCGGTGAGTATCAAAAGTGGTATAATAATCAAATGGCGGTAAAGCGTTTAATGGCTTCATTTTACGGAATTATTGCTTTTCAAGGCTTTGGTTGGGCTAATGTTAATTTAGCGGCTTCCATAACGGCAAGTGCAAGAGAAGCGATTAGATTAGCCGCTTTCAAGGCAAAGGAGTTAGAAGTATGAAATGTAAAAAACCAAAAATACACAGACCTGAATTTGAGGGAAAGCATCATTGTAAAAGATGTGCCGAAGAAGCAAGAATTGAGGCTGAAGCCTTTTTGGATTTAATAGATTAGGTGATAATATGAACACACACATTAAAAGATGGATAGATGAATTAGTTTTATCTCTTGATATTGGCGAAGAATTTTTTGCTATGTCAATAAAAGAACAACTGATTCAAGAAAGGGGAACAACTTTTGTTTGCGATAATGCCGCTATTGGTTGGTATTTGAATAGACAAAAATATGTCGAACCTGTTAGAACGACAAGAGGAAGAAAAATATACAGGAGAATTGAATATGAGAACTAAAATTGTAACAGTTAAAGTATCGTATGATACGGAAGAAACATGGGATATTACTCTAAAAGAAGTAAAAGAGATATTTCAAATGATGAATAATTTAAAGCGTAATGCTGTCATTATTGATATTGAGCAAGGAGCGAATAAAAATGATGATGGACAAAACCAATGAATTATTAGAAGAATTGCTGGCTATGATAGCAAAATCAAATAAGATATTAATGATGGTAAATATCGTGAACATAGCAACCATTATAACAATTATGACGGTGATAATATGAATGAAGATAAGAAAGAAATTAAAGAACTAAAATATAAGATAGAGGTTTTAGAACAAAGAATTGAAGGCTTGGAAAGAGACTTGGATTATGTAGTAGAGAATAGCCCCGACTTCGGGAGGATAAAATATTGCATTGAAGAATTACAACAAGTAGTTGCCAATATGCACAGCCAGCCCGTAGGAATACTATTTACTCGCTTAAAGAAGTGATAGCATGAAAGTAGTTTATGGCCATACAGATTCTATTTATGTTCAAGTAGATTCGGTAGCGAAAGCACAAATGATTTGTGCAGATATACAGGATAGTGTTAGAAAGCATTTTCCTAATGTGATGGGATTAGATGAACACCCCGTAGTATTGGAGTTTGAAAAGTATTTTTCGGCATTAGGTGTGGGAACTGTTAGAAATAGAAATGCAGGTTTAGTATCTTGGGAAGATGGAGAATGGCTTGATGAGCCTAAATTCAGCATGACAGGATTTACTGCCAAAAGAGTTAGTGAAACTAAGTTGGCTAAAGAGGTTCAAACGGAAGTATTGAAAATGTGGGTTAATGAAAACTCACAGGCAGAAATAGTCCAATATCTTCATAATAAATATGCAGATGTTTTAGATGGAAAGTTAGGAATAACACCTCTTATCAAAAGAAGCAGATTAAGAAAGGATAGACTCACAGTAAAATGTCCGAACTGTAATGCTAAATATCATCTAAGAGAATGTTTAGAATTAGAGCATTCTGTGTGTAGTAAATGCGCTACGCATACCAAGAAATTTACAACTCTTGATGGTAAAAAACCAACGATAGGTTCGGGTATTGCAGGAGTCATTTATGCTTGGAATAAAGATACTGAATTTGATGATTCATATATCTTTATGAAAGTATTAAACAATAGTGAATATTATATTCATCCTTTAACAAAGGAAAGAAGAATAGTTGAGTATGTATCATGCACAACTGCGAAGGAGTTTGAGGGTTGTAAGCCCGACCTCAAGCACTATGCTGAACAGGTAATAAAGAAGGCCGAGCCTATTTTTAGTGCTATGTCATGGGATTTAGCATCAATAAGAACGGGAACAATACAAAGAAGTTTGGAGGAATGGTTTTGAATACAGATGAAAAATATAAAGCAAGAATAGCAAGTATGCAGGATTTTACTTATGAATGGGATTGGTCTAATTTTGACGACCCATCTAAACCAATATTGAAGATAAGTAAATCTTCTTTAGGTTCATTTAATTGGTGTCCTAAAAAATATCAATTTAACTATATTGAGAAAAGACCTCAAGACCAAACAGAAGCCATGCGTAAAGGAACAATATTACATAATCACCGTGAAGATTTCTTTAATGATTTTGACATTAAGAAAGCGGAAAATATGAATAATAGTGAAATCTTAGAGTATTGCACAAGTCTAATGCCTGTTGATGATTACTTTGATATTACATTAAATGTAGCGGCATTTGAAGCACAACGATTTATTGAAGCAAAAGCAGAAGATAAATTAGACGAGTTTCTTCCCATTGTTAATGAAGGATTATTTGATACAGAAATAGTTATTCCAATTGGCCCATATAAAGGTGGAGCATGGAATAATTACCAAGATTTTACTCTTAATAGACCATATACAGTTAGACTTCAAGGTATTATTGATAGAATATTTATAGAAAATGGTAACTTAATTCCGTTTGAATATAAGACAGGAGGCTGGAAAGATTACAAAACAACTTCTATGCGTCAAGAAATGGCTTTCTATCAACTAATGATAGAAAATTGTAGCGAAGAAGTATTGGCTAAATATGGGTTAAACAAGGATATGAAAGTAACTCATTGGGGTTGGTATTATCCTGCGGCTAATCACATTACAGTAGAAGAAGTAAAGAAGAGGTCTATGACTTCTGTTAAACTAAATATTGCTAAACTAATAAAGGCTTATGAACTAAAAGAATTTACACCAAATTTCTTTTACAAAATGTGTTCCGAGTGTTCATATTTTGGCATTTGTCCTGCGGCACAGGAAGATACATGGGGTTGATAAAATGAATAATAATGTAATAGAATGTAAATTATGTAATGAAAAAATGATGGAATTTGAAAGTAATAATCCACAACCTCTTCTTGAGAATTTTGAAGATAGAGTTTGTAGAGACTGTAATGATTTTGTCACCGCAAGTAGAATATTACTTAGAGGAATTGAACCTAAAGAATCGCATGAATGGGTTTGTGCTATTATAGCAAGTGTTATGCAAATGGCTAATTCACTAAAACAAAGCAGACTAAGCGCATATGAAAAACTAAAGGAGTTGGAAGATTTATGAAGGATTTAATTAAGAAAAAAGTTTTATCTAAACAATGGTCTTTTATTGAAGTTAGCGATTTAGCAAATTCTATTGGTGCTTTAGCCAATGATATTTATATTGAATTGTCTCTTCAAGAAAGATTTGAATTGATTAGAGATATTAGAATAAATGAAAATATGGTAGGAAGAACATATGAAGATATGTTTAGAGATATTGGATTAATACAAATACAAGCAGATGTAGCCGAAGTAATTAAGCAGATGCTTAATACTGCAACAGTTAATTTTGGAGGTAATAACAATGAAGTTTCCGAGAATGGTATGGGCGGGGAGTCAAGTAAAAAACGCTCCGCAAATGAAAAGAAAAAAGATGATAACAAAGAATGATTATTTTGAATTTGTTAAATCTCATAACAACCGAACTAATGTATATACCACCGTTTATGATTTTGAACATTTCACCGAAACTATGCCTGTTGAGGATAGTGTAATCATTGATAGAATCTTTTTAGATTTTGATGCTCATGAAGATAATTTAGATATGGCGTGGAGAGATGTTAAGGTTGTGATGGAAATGGTTATTGAAAATAATTATTTACATACCTTGTTTTTTTCAGGTCGTGGATTTCATTTATTCTTATTTGGTAAGACAACAAAAAATATGAGAAATGTTCAAACATTTTTTAGAGAAATAAAACAATTGTTGGATTTAAAAGTCGGTAAGAAAAATTCATTAGATGAAAGAGTTGGACAGAAAACAAGATTGAGAAGAGTTCCTAATACTGTTAATATGTCCTCTTCCGATGGTAAAGGAAATGCTCGGTATTGCATACCTTTGATGATTGATGACCTAAGATTAGATATTGAAGAAATACTAACAATGGCTCTTAAGCCTCGCCTTTTACCGTTCAAAAAAAGCGGGAAAAAAGAGGTAATTTTCCCCGAAGCACCCCCTATTGAGGCTATGAAAGGCTCGGTTTCTGTGCCTTCAACCGTCGGTAATTTGCCAATGTTGCCTTGTTTGTATAATGCCGTTATGGTAGAAAATCCAACGCATTTAGCAAGAGCATATTTGGTATCTTGGTATCGAGATTTACTATCGGGCTATACTGATTTAGTAAATCAAACAGATAAAGCGCAAGTGCATAAATTAGTTGTAGAAGAATTAGAAAGAGTCTTTGCTGAATCCGATTCAGTATGGCTGGATTGGGATAAAAGCGAAACTATCAAACATTCTAAATTTACTGTGTATAATAATTATAACACCCCTCATTGTGATAAACTGATTAGTGATGGGTTTTGTGTTGGGAAATGTTGGAGGTATTCAAGTGCTAATAATTGATTCAAGAGAAAAATCCAAACTATCCGATTTGGTAATGAAAAAAGCAAAAGCCCTGTTTATTCCACATGAGAAAAAATGGATTGAGATAGGTGACTATGTTTATGATGATGTTTGTTTTGAAGCAAAATCCACCATTGATTTCATCGGGTCTGTGATGTCAAAGAGATTATGGACTCAACTCGATAATATGGATAGACATTATCAAACCAATGTGGTAATCATCTACGGCTCGCTCGACGAGGCCATACTAAATATAATTGAACATTCCAGCAGTAAATTGCCCGTCGCCTCAAGAAGCGTAATGTTGAACAATAAGTTTCTTGGAGCATTAGGGAGAATAGTATTAGACACGGACATAAAACCCTTTTGGGTAAAAACAGAAGAAGAAGCGGCATCAATAATAACAGCAGTATGTAAAATGAAACCAAAAACAAGAGAAACAATAGCACCACAAGTATTTAAAAGATTAACAACAGACGATTTAAGATTAGATTTATTAACCAGTATTAAAGGAATATCAGTAAAAAAAGCAAAAGAACTAATAAAGCAATTCGGCTCTATTATGGAAATTGGTGAATGTTCAGTTTTTGAACTGCAAGCAATTGAAGGTATTGGAGAAACCTTAGCCAAAAGAATCCTCTCCACGCTAAACTCGGAAGAGAAGGTGAGAATATGAATGAAGAATATAATGAAGAAGAATATATGGAAATGCTTGAAACTAATGCAGGTGTTTTCAGCGAAGCCTTACCGAGAGTCGTTAGAGACTTTCAAAAATCAGCAGTTGAAGTATCACACTATAATGATATACCCGCAGGAATAAGTTTCTTTACTATCTTAGGACAGATTTGTAAAGATTTTATTACTATTCCTAACGGAAGAAACCATGAAGATACAAGAATACACTTTTGTTGGATTCAAACTTCAGGAACAGGTAAATCAACTTTATGGAATTTTGTTGGCCCAGTTGCTAATAGAGTATTTAAGAGAATTAATGCACAAAATCAACACCCGCCATACTTAAATGAAAATAACATACCTATGAATAGAATCTTTGATACTTTTGGTATTACTGATTATACTGATTCTGTTCTAATTGGTGGTTTTACCAAAGAACAAGACGATGATGGAGAAAATGTATATGAAAGAAATCCGGGTGTTTTAGAAGGAAATGGTTTAGCCCATTGGGATGAATTTGAATACTCCGGTATCTTTAAACAAACTCAACATAAAGAAAATTCAATTGTTTATCTAAACACTTTAATGAACTCTTTATCCGGTAATTCTTGGATAATATAA